GTCTCGCATTCTTTCTAATGTTCTATCTAAATCATTCATTTGGTGCCTCCTATAGTTTATACATCTATTTATACTAAATCTAACTCAATCTTTATGCATACTCTAACACAATGTCCTATACTAATCTATGGTATGTTATGTTCTATACTAAACTATCTTATTTATGCTAATGACCGTGTCCAAATGAAGTGTTTCCGTGGTGGGGAAAGTATACCCCCTATCTGAAAAGGGTAGTAATATCCACCTACTTACCCGGACCGCACTCGCGGGGGTATTTTAGTAATACATACAGACAAAGGACACACAGCGCACTATTGCGTTCAATATGCTTATGTTCTATTTATACTACTATTCCAAGGTGTTTCCTATAACGGCCAAACAATACTTTCGTTAGTGTTTCCGCACAGTTGAAAAATCACCAGAAAAAAATTCCGGAAAAAGGATGTGCGCCTTATATTGGTATTTTGAAAAAGCAAATCTCGATCGACGCATCGATCGCTGGACTTTAGTAAATACATACATACATACAGTATCTAATACAATCAGTAAGGAATACACGCACATACCGTATAGGGTATACACTATACACTATAAGTTATGCCGTATAGGTTATACAGTATGTTTTACTATAAGTATCTGATACATATACTATAAGTATACTTATTTATACTACCCGTCCGACGATCGAAGTGGTGGGGGGTCGATCGAAATCGGAAGTGCTTGTTCGACGATACATATAGGTAATACATAGTGTATAGTATACTGTATAAGAACATAACAGGGTAGAACTATAATCATAACGAATACTTATAGTAAAAAGTAATAGAACACCCCATACGGATAGGCAGGGGGGTATACAGGATCCACTATTTAGGAATATGATAGTAAAACAACCTCATAGGCCTCCTGCCAAGGAGGGTAGGGTAGTAGGTATAGGTTGTGGTGCGATAGAGGCGTGTGGTGTCTGTATGGGACACCTATGACATATCCTATATCTTATTACTATTACATAATGTAGAGTGATGCCGTGGATTGTTTGGCCCGCCGATTTTTTCCTTACTTATGGGGAAGCAGGAGTCGAACCTGCCACCTTCCGGTTCAGAGCCGGATGTTCTACCTACTGAACTATTCCCCAGTATCTATTCTTCTTATACACCCATAATGCATATACTCTTTATTCGCATGTGCTCCATCGTAATCCTCATACGGATTGACCGTTGATGTAATCAAAGAGTATTCTTCTTTCGGCCGGTCTTCTTCCTCTCTAACACCTATCACATAATGTATCATATCACACTCACCGTATATCTCTGTGCCAGGTGGATACTCCTCAAATATCTCTCTCACTATAGGTGGCCTTGTATTTAGATATTCTTCCCATGTTTCTCTCATTTGTCTTCCTCCATCCTTTGCTTGAACATATCCTCTTGGTCGTGCTCTTCTTCTTCAAAGTCACTGGCCGCACCCACAATCTCAGGGATGGATGTGTTGCCACAGTGTATAATCCTCGTGGCCGTATTGTAAGGCAGGTCGTCCATTGGCACCGGTGGCACCAGTGGGTATGACCTCTTGAACAGATCCTCATAGGATATATTTATAGTATTACATAGTATAGTTATTGCCTTCTTCTGTATCTCTGATGCTTTCTCATTCATTGTGTCTGACCCTTTCAGTTTCATTATCTCTACCCTCTCTACAATCATGGCATGTCCAGTCTATCCCTTCTCTCATAGTCATCCACATATGATACCTGGGTTTGAACTCACCACATTCTTTACATTTACTGAATACTGCAACCATCTCTTCTTTCTCATTCATATCTTGTGTCTCCTAATATTACTTTTCATTATGTTCTCTATGTTGCCGATAATCTTCTCATCCAACTGGTATCTCAGTTCTGGCGTAGGATTGTCCTTATACTTCTTTGACAATACACTCATATATCCTGTCATTTCTTCTATGTGATTATTGATATATTTTACCTGCTCTTCCCAATAATCATCATCCAGTATGTCCCACCTTGCCTCCTCCGTCTGCCTCTCTCTTCTTTTCTTCGCCTCATTTGGCCCAAATATAAAATCTATTATTTTACTCATATTACTCACCTTTCCCTAACTTCGGCCTTGGTGTCATTTGTTCTCTCAATATCCGAGTGCCGGCCGACACAAAGGGCTTCTTCCTTTCGTCTTCTTCCCGTTGTAAACGGGCTCTCACTGCATTGATTCCATTTGGGCCATCGTATAATATTGAATCTTCTCTGGTCTCATCTTCAAACTGGTCTAACATTTCTCTGAACTCTGGCGACCTTACGCTCTCAAACTCATACCCAGCAATTTGATTGTGTATAACGGCTGCCAATAGTTTCTCATACCTGTCTATCAGGTCTTCTTTAGTTGTCATCTGATTTCTCCTCTCTGAGCATTTCTCTTAGTGTGTGTAGATATTTATTCATTGCCTTGTCTGTTGTTTCCTCTATCAACTTGTCAAGTAGGGATTTGAATTTATCCGTGAATGCTTCCAGGTCTTCGTGTGATAGTGTGATTTGTTTTCTATAAATACCTACAGCCAGCGAGTTATAGTCATTCAATATCTCTTCTTTAGTTGTCATTTGAGTTCTCCTCTCTGATTTGTTCAATTACTAAAGCACGTAGTTCTGCCCGTTCCCTGTGATACTCATCAAACTCCTCATTAGTCATCTTATATATCCTATCCTTCTGCATCCGTATGGCTAACTCATCCACAGCGGCTACGCCAGCAGATTTAAGAACTCTAAACCTGTAATCCACTCTTGCGCCAGATTCATATGCTTCTACACACTCATCTTCAAACTTGTCCACTATGGATTTGAATTCTGCTATATGCTCTGAATATTCCCTTGGTGGCATCAATTTTGTTTCCAGGGCTTCTTCAAACATTTCCATCAACTCTTCTTTAGTTGTCATCTTTCTTCCTCCCTATATGCCACCCACCGCACCACATACATTCATATGGTTCTAATGTGTTTCTTGTAGATGGTTTATTATTCATACCTAATGCTGCCTTTGTAGCGGTTTCTTCTGATTTGTAATCCACCTTACCGCAGACAAACTTCCAAAACTTCCAGTTCATTTCCTATTCCTCCATACCTTTCTTATCCAGTGTATTATTAGTATAGATAATACTATACCTATACCAGATATTACATAGTGTATCATATTACCCTCCTATAGGTTTAGTGAGGCGAACTCACCGTATAACTCTTTGGCCTTCTTGTCATAGGCGAGGGCCGCCTCTATCTCTGTATCATACCTACCGCAGTAGGTGTATTCATTATCCTTCCATACCACGGCCTGCCATTTACCTTTGAACTGACTGACACCCTTGTATTTGGACTTACCCATAGGCCATGAGTTATGCGTATTGACTGATTTTGACACCCGCCGGAGATTTTTCCTGCGGTTGTCCAAACCATTGTGATTGATGTGATCTGAGACAATCTCAGGGTCGGTGTTTTCGCCACATATCCTATCTAATATGAGTATGTGCATATAGGAGTGTATGTTCTTACCGTGTATCCTGGCTATATGTCCTTTCGCATAATAGGTCTCAGGCACTATCTTTCTCTTTATGTGTCTCGCCTGCCATTTGAAGCCCATTAGGTAGTCATAATCTATATCGTCTACCATAGAATACAGGCCCTTAGTCAGTTTTATCAGTTTCATTTTTCCGCCTCTTATTTACCCTTATTATCTTATCTAATCCCTTGTCCAGATTTGTGTTGCGATTGTGTAGTTTCTCTATTGATTCACCCATGCCTGACACACTATCGTGTAGCCCGTGAACCTGTGCTTCCACCGATTCCATAATGTCATGCAACTCCACCACCATTCGTCCTATGTTGTCCAATCGTCTCACTATCTCTGCTTTTCTCATTATTTGCTCCTAAGTTTGTCTATTTTTGCCTGTGCTTTGCGGTGTATGTCAAGGGCTTTTTCCCAATCCTCGTGTGATTTATAGCACATTCTTATCGTATCGTCCAACATGTCCTGCATTTCGTCCCTTTGTATTTTCATTTTTTTCTCGTCCTCATACGCCTCACGCTCCAAACCTATCACTATGTCAAGGTCTTTTTCCATGTCTCTAAGTATCATTAGTATAGTCAAGAAGGTTGAGAACAGATAGTTCTTTCTGTCCTTGGTGCCTCTCAACTTGTCCAATGCCTTCCTGTATTCTCTGATTTCTCTTCGGTCTTCTGGCCTGAGAGTGTCTAATAGTTCCATTCTGGCCTTTATGTTTTGCTCGTGCTCTTCTTTTTTCATAGTTTTTTCCCTTTCATTTGTCTCCGATGGGGCTCATTTGACCCTTCGGGAGTGATTTTTTATTCCTAATGATTACCATAACTTACAAAAAATGTGAAAATAAATGTCTCTATTGTTCACCTGAAATAACATATAGTATAGTAAACAAGTATTACGATACTTATAGAACGATAGAAATAAGTCCTTATAGTTCAGAGTATTGTGAACGCAGCCGCGAGTAGCGGAGTGAACGATACTCACAATCAGTCCTCTCTGCCACGCCCTTGGACGCCGCTCTGTCTAAAATCCCTGACCAACCTCGACACCCTCTTTCGTAAGGCCACCTCACTCACACCCAATTCTGTTGCCGCCTCACTGTATTTCTTGCCTCTGTCTAAGTAAAGTTCTGCTTCCCTGCCTTGACCTCGCCTCTCTGCGAAATCAATAAATATCTCTACAAGGTCTGTGGCCGCCTCGTCATTGAGATAATACATTTGGTCATTATACTTTTGCCTCTGATGCTTGGCGTAAATGTCAGTGGATTTGGATTTGCCTTGTTTTTTATTCTCAACCTTGCCTATCAGATTAGACAAAATACCATTGGCCACCATAAGCACATAATACCTCAAATCACCTTTGGCAGGGTCAAACTTCTCACAATAACCCCTTTCCATGTAGTGGTAGAATATATCATACATAACAGAATTGACACTGTCGTATGAACCTCTGTCCATTTTCATTAGTATGTATGTCTTAGTTTTCAACCTATAACTGTCATTTATTACTTCTATCAATATGTCCAAATGTTCACTTATATCCATATTTATACCTTCCTTAGTGATTTCCTTTCTCTTGAATAGTCCTCTTGTAATGCCTCGACGGTTTTATTGTCGGCAGCAATTTCTGCCTTAGTCCTGTGATACTTGGTCTTGTGTATAGATCTGTGTTCACTATCTTCTACTATTACACAGTTAGAAAAAGAATATGGGCCTTTTGAATCTAACCTGTGAATATGCTTACCTTTCTTCCAGTTATTGACTACGGCCCACAATCTGAAAGTTTCGAAGTTGATAAAATCACATTTGATGCCTCTCAGGCCATAGGTTGGGCATTTGATGCCTCTCAGGCCATAGGTTGGGTATGCCTTGTGGTAAGGATTACCGCACCTGTTGAAAATGTCCTTATAGACATCGTATATCGCCGCCTCTGCGTTATTCCTGCGTTTCTTGGTTATGGTCTTCTTCTTGCGCTTGTAATAAGACCTCATGCACTTGACGGCGGTCTTACCTTGGCACTCGTCGCACTTCCAACCACCGGCCTTTTTGAACTCACTCTCATCTTTCCACTCGTCGCATGTTCTACATAGTTTCATATACTATTCCACCTTTGTCATTGATTTTACTTCAAAGTCCGCCTTGACCTTGGCCAGTGCAAACAAGTATTCGTATCCCTGCGAACGGTAAAAGTCGAACCTATTCAGGAACTCTATGTCTTCGTCAGTATAGCACCAACGACCTATTTTGCGGCCGGGCAATAACCTTGCGGTAGGCAATACTCCCTTGTTAGCCATTTTCAATAGGGTATACCATTTTATTCCTGTTCTCTCTGTTATTTGTGTCGTGTTGTAAAATCTCTCATTCATTGTTTCTCTCCATTAGTTTGATTTAGGTGGCCCGGAGGCCACCCATAGTTTTATGATTTTCTGTAATATACTCTGGCTGTCCTCTCGTCTATTTCAAAATCGAGTTCTGACTGCTTCACATTCTTCTGAAATGACTCGTCCAATCCTTTGTAGAAATCTGCCTCTGACTCAGGCTCTTCTATATCAGCGAGTATGGTTTCTGTCACCTTACCCAACTCTGGCACCAACTCTTCTATACAATCCTCACACATAACGCCGTGTTCCCATTCAATGGTGATTGCACCGGATCTATCCCCACCTAAACTACAGACAGGACACATTTCCTTGAAAAAGCAGTTGTTGATTCTTATTTCTACCTTGGCCAGACCCGTCAGTATCCTGATTTTGTTCAGGCCGGTGTTAGTTGTGTGAATAGCCAGGAAGGCGTCGCCTACTGCTTTGTCCGTTTCCATAATCAGTTTTTGTATTTGTTCTTTCATATCATTTTCCTTTCTTTTCTCTTTGCCAGTATTTCTTCTTTCTGTTCCATAAATGACCTGTAATACTCTGTTTCCCCTATGGTGTTGACAATCCACATTGCTAACTCAATGGACATAGTCATAAGGGGTAGCAGAATAATCAACTCAAAATACCCTTGGATTAGTCCTGTTTCCTGTTTGAACTTCATGTCTAATCCCCTTCCACTATTGATTTACATTTCAAACATTTATACACATTCTTGAACTCGCTAACAGGTATCTCTGACTGCCATTTATCTGGAGCACAGTGTGGACACCACCTAATCGGTATTTCTTTCTTTTTCATAGTTCTTATTCCTTTCTGTTTAGTGTATTGTTTCCTTGGGTGTGTTCAGGTTGCCTAATGCCTTTTTGACCTGTTCCACTGCGTCGTCTGGATCGCCATTCACCGGAACCTCAAAATAACCTGTCTGTGTGAGCCGGTCAAATAGAATGTTGAAAATGAACTCACCTTTTTCTTCCAATGTTTTCGTATCTTCCCCGTATACCATTGTGAGTGCCAACTCTACCAACACAATCACTGCCGACTTTGTGGTAAGACCTTTATCACCAGCTTCAAAAAGTATGTTTATGATATTGTCTCGTGTCTCGCAGGACATTTCAAACTGCTCTGCTATCTCGTCCGCATGTTCCTCGGCCACACCCTCTGCCATTACCCTCGTTCTCATTTTTTTGCTCAACTGCTTTGCGTGTTCCCTTCTCTCTCTTTTTGTTCTTGATTTTTTACCCATAGTTCTTATTCCTTTCTTTTGATTTATTTTGCGACCATGTAGTTATTGTTATTGTATCTGTTCATTTGGATTACTTCCTTTGCGTGCGGTCTACCGTCAACCATGACCAAGGTAAATAAAACCTCTCGACCCGCTTGTAATGACTTGTATCCATTCGCATTGATGTAGGTATAATGAACAAAGTAATCTATGTCCGGCCTACCCATTGGGTTGATGAAACCATACCCCCTCTCGCTGTGAAACCATTTTACTGTGCCTTTTACTTTCATGTGATAATCCTTTCACTTCTTAGATTTGGGGAAACCCCATTGATTATTGCTCTATGTCTTCTTTGTCCAGCGTTTTCAACCACACCTTTATTACGCCGTCCGAACATTCATACCTTGTGTTGCAGACACCACATTCTATCAACAACCCCTCATAACCTGGTTCCTCAAACTTGATGTCTATTTTCTCACAGTTTACACACTTCATAATCTTTTCCTTTCTGTTGTTTTATTTGTTCGCAACCTCTCGTCGCATGTTTGTTTCAATCCGTTCCGAGATTTCCATTATCCATTCCTTTTCAATGTCGTCGTATTCACAACGGACTATCATTTTCTCGTCGTCTATAACTTTGACAACTTTGTAAAGTCCTATCCTGTTCATGTGGTTGCTGCCTGCTTCAAAGTAAGTCATGCCTTTTCCTTTCTATTGAACTTGATTTTACCGAAATACGCCTTACTATTTTATTATAGAATAAAGTAAAGGTTTTGATAGATCCAAAATGAGACTTTTTTTAGCAGAATAACATAAGTCGTGGATTTCATTGAGAATGTTTTTTTACCTCTTAGTTTTATTTATTCTATGTATAATAACATAATACCTATTTATCGGTTTGTCAAGGAAAAACTTTAGTTATTTTTACTCTAAAATTGAATCCGTCCATGGTATTATTATAGAACGCAAATCGTCAAAATCGCGATCGTTTTTGAAAATAAATGAAAATAGTTTGTAAGTTGTGGGTATTATTAGAAATGTTTTTTTGAGTATGAACAGCAAAAAGACCCGATTAGTGATTTTACTCACTGAAAGGGCCTTTTCTTGGGAAGGTAAATGAGGAACTGAAAAACCTATGGCCGAGGAAGACCATAGGGTTTGGGTATTTCTACCCTCTGTGATTATAGATCTCTCGCAATAACACGGTTGAAATCTAACTCTTTGACCGATGCATCATCCAAAGTGCAGACGAATACAATGTGGTATTTGCCAGCTCCATTGGTGGTAGGATAGGATAGGGGTAGCGATATAACATTGTCTGTCTCGCTGTCAGACCCCAACATGTCCGTTTCTGATGTCCCATCGTCCTTGTGTGCGGTTATTACCACGGACGACACAGACCTGCCAAATCCAATCATTCCGTCATTGGCCGTAGCCGAGCTGGATACAGTCACCTCGAACTGGTGGACTAATCCATCGTCGTTTGGTTGTAATATTATGTTACCTTTAGTTTTGAAGTTAGGCATGGTGTCGCTCCTTATTTACTCTTAGTTGGTTTGTGTTGATTGCTCTTCTTGGTAATCCAGTAATGATCGTGTGAATCTGTGGCCAGCCTCTGAATGGATCTTTTAGTTATGTTATAGAGGTTACTTACCCCGGCCGCAAAATATTGTGGTGCGGACTTCGTAACCCAATACCCTATCACATTGACAAGTGCTTCGCCAAACCACTGTTCGTCGTTGGATATACCCCATTGGGTGTCGTTTGATATTCCGAATTGATACTGGTCTTCTGCCATGTTATAGTTCCCTTATTTTAGTATACATCCGACACATCTTCCCATGTTGTAAATTCAATTGCTCCTGGTGTTATTCCTTCAGGCCCCAATGGAGGCCCGGACGCAACCCCTAAATCAATGAACATACACATTGACTCGTTCGGTTGGACAATGCCACTGAAATCTACATACGCCGGATATAAATCACCAGCATGAGTTATCCAGCCACCCATACCTGCATCAACAGTATACCCAACTCTTGGATAACCACCAGCATTAGTGCCAAATATCAGTATGTAATAGGACTCACCGACTGTTATTGTTGGTGCAGTTCCTTGAGGTGAGTATCTTCTCCAGGCATAATATCCCACACCTCCTGGAAAGTGTCTGTGGCTTGAATCAGCATACAACCTGTTACCGTCGGTGTTATAGATGGCTAACCAAAATGACTTTCCAGTAAGACCGTTTGTGTTCATGTATATGCCAAATTTTTCAACCTCTCCACCACATGTTGCCACATCTGTTTTGGTTATCATGTATTTGTATGTGCTTGGAACCGAGTATGCATATTTAGATTCATCTCTGTTTCCTAACGCACAACCTGCATCTGTGTATGTAAGGTAAAGACAAAGGTCAATACGATTATCATCAACTGCCTCAGTAACAGTGTCAAAACTATCACTACATAAATTACTATAAAGTAAAGCCTCATGGTGTAAATGACCACAGTCATATATGTCAGATGTATTATAAAAACCATTTAGAGTAATCACACTTGAAGTTGATGACATAACACCAAAGTAGTATTTACCTCCAGCATCAAGGGTTACTGGACTTGAAAATGTAAAAGTTCTCCATGCCCAAGTGCTGCCTGTAGCAGGCACCTGAACTTCAGGGGTGCAGGCTATAGTTGCTCCAGTGTTATCGCAAATTATACCTCTCACATAAATGTTGCCACCTATGTTGTGTCTTATTCTTCCTGTTATACTGGTTACTTCCCAAGACACCGGCACAACCACCTCTGTATAAGGATAGAAGTTTCTTGTGCAGGACTCTGTTCTTCCACTGTCTCCAGCCGTTGTTCTTCCGTATGTTGCCATTATGTCTCCTATACCACCGTTATCTGCATCAAGTCTGGGTCAAATAGTATTTTGTTTGAGGCAGTAGCATACCCGCATATTACTACTTGGTCTGCCGTGCCTGATGGTATTGTTTGAGTCATTTCTCCTGTTGTCAGTGAAAGGTAGGTCTTGCCGCCTGTCCAACTCCAACTATCTAATCTGACATCACCTCTTCTCAATAAAGACATACTACCTGTCCCGCTTGCCAGCGCCATCACATAGGCAGGCGCGGACGAACTTGAATCTGCATCGGTAGCGGCGTAGGTAAAATCAGATTGTATGTATAGTGTATCTCCAAAGTCTACTGAACCAGATACGGTGCCAGTAATCACATCAGATGTCATAGCATAGTATGATTCATCTATACTGAGGTTTATGTCTCCAGTGGTTCCGGACTGTGTAATAGGAGCATATAGTGTAGCAAGGTATTCAAAAGGTATGGCGCTGTCCGTAATGGATAGATCTCCTGCCGATACTGCATTCATCAGTGCAGGCAGGGTTCCACTCACATTGACTGTGGTAGTAGTTCCACTGAATGTAGATGATAATACATACGCTCTCACATTCGTTCCACTTGATGGAACCGCCAGGACAGGTCTCCAAGTTTCAAATATGGAGGTCTTATCTGTCTCCAAGGTGAACACCGTTGAACTCACATAAGTTGCGTCAAAGGTTGATAGTGCCATTTCTTATGCTCCCGTTATAGTATTGTATAATTCATAATCTTTTTGGTTTAGTTGTCTAATATACTCTCTGTCCTCTGGGCTGACTGTGTCCTTCTTGGTCACATTCCTCTTGGGAACTGGGGATAGTTTTACTCCCGACCATTTTTCAAATCGTTCAACACTCTCATCAAACTGTTCTTGTATTCCTATGAAGTCAAAGAGTTTGGGACTTCTTATGTATTTACACAGGCAGTTGGCATTGACTTCTGCATACTCCCTAATGTTTTCAATCCCATGTCTCAAAAAATAGAACCCTGAGATGGTCATCTCTACCGGGTCTCTAACAAATGTTATCTGAGGTCTACATAAGTAGAGGTATTTGTCGTAAGTAAAGTTTCCATATATCACATCATAATCCTTGTCCAAGGATCTTCCTGTGTCTCTTGTGATACTGTCATACACACCATGTAACATATTACTAAATGACCCGCCGGCCGTCTTAGGCACATGAACAAATATAAATTTACTTATACCCATACTGGTGCAATGCCTGTGCCTTGTGAAGTCAGAACAGTTCCACTCACCCCCAAGGGTAGTTCTTGCCAGTCGCCTGACCCGTCAGAGTAAATGACCTTCCAAGTTCCACCTGTGTGGTCTGAGGTATCGGTCATTGCATGAGACCTGTCGTGTAGTTGGTCATATAACTCCCCACTTAGTGTTGTGTCTGCTGCTACAAAGGCATCGGTTACAACCACATCGGCTGCCACATATCCAGCATACAACTCCCCACTCAAGGTGGTGTCGGCAGATATAAAGGCATTGGTTACATCTGTGTCTGCATCAGTATATCCTTGCACCAAGTCCCCGCTCACAGTTGTGAGGGTAGTAGTAGATACAAAACCTGTATGTCCTGCACTTGCATAGTCGAGGTTGCCTAACTCATTATGTTGGTCTACCCCTGAGACCACAGTATCTACATAACTCATCGTGGCCAAATGTAATGGTTGTGTAGGATATACACCAAGAACTGCGCCAGTGAATGACCTTGTTCCATCTACTAATGAATAAATAGTATGATCATCATCACTTAGTCCGGTGAGTGTGCCGTGGTCGGTCACTCCTTGTATCCCACCACTCGTTACAAAAATACTTTCATCAGTTGCCAAAATAATAGTTCCAGATGCCACAGCAGTTCCTACAAACTGTTGCAGTGAACCTGAGATAAGGGTCTGTGTCAATTCACCAGGAGTAGTAGCAGAGGTATACACACCACTTGATACAGTCCAACCCCAAGATGCGTTGGTGACTTCTCCCTTGATGTATATTCTTTTATCTACATCTTCCGCACTTGCCGCTTCATACATTAGTCCTATGGTTGGGTAGGATGTTCCTGAAGCAGGGGATTTCCAATACTTCTCATCTGGGTGTATTGCTACAGCATCATACTGAGAAACATTTTCTCCTATGGTTCCCAACACTCTGGACTGAATAGCGTCGTCTGCCAGTTGCATGTTGGTGGTCATTATACCATTCCAACCGCTGACCCCGTATCCTACTTCCTCAAAGTTATACTTATCTGTGTAAGGCATTGTTATGACTCCTTAGTTACTATTATTGTTTTATTGTCTGATGAGTATGTAATAGTGTTTTCTATTCTGAAATTATTTATCGTGAAAGTTACCTCGTCCATCAAAGCACCGTTGTCTGAAATGTTCATTGCCGAGGTGTAAGTCCAAGTCAATCCTGACACTGTGGTAGATCTAACCACTGAACCACTTACTACGGTGTCTATATCAAAAGCACCTTCATAAGTAGGCGTAGTGTCTGTTACTGTGTCTGCATCACCTACACCAGCACCCGTTCCTCTAATCCTTGAATCCCAATCCAACACAATATCTGTAGTGTAGAGTGGATACCATTCCTCGTCGTTCGCCTTTATGTTCCAAGGTGTGTAAGGTTCTTTTGCTCTACCTGTAATAGTCAATTCAATACCCGATGCAGTTGCAATGTCTCCCGTTGATTTGATGTTGTAGGGAACCATCTTGAACTGTCTTGTGACCCCTGTTTGAATCTCAGGAGCAGATATTCTTCTGAAGTGTGATGTTCCGCCGAAAAAGAAATCCTCACCGGCCGAGTGGTCTGTGGTCACTGTGTCCAACCTACCTCTGTAGATACCCGTAATAGAATATGTATAACCACTCACTGGTGTTATGTCCATAAATGAAATTATCTCATCCCCTAAGAGTGCCAGGTTGTGGCCAGCCATTAGTTGTGTCCTTGTAATGGACGAGATTTGATCTACATCATCGTTTGAGAATGTTATTTGAAATCCTACTTGGTCGTCTATCTGGTATGTGTCTGCTGTGTAGTCCGCCACCAGTGTTCCGTGTGGATTGAATGTTGTGATAGTAGATAACATATTATATGAACTACCACCATCAATAGACATGTATAGAACATAACCTGTTTCATTACTGCCTTCTCTTGCGGCCAACGGGACTACCTCAATGTCATTACCCGACAATGCATAAGGTGCCTCTATAATGTATATGTTTTCCAAGTCGTCCACCGTCCAGTCTGAGAAAGGACTTTGTCCTATTGTTCCTGTGTTGATAATGGTGCTTGACAGATACTCTACATCTTCTATCGCATTCACTACGATTGTTTCTGAGTTCAGATCTTCTTCTGTGATGTTCAACACCCGCAACACCGTGGACACAATACCTTTGTTTGGGTCAGAGAATATAAAGTTGTCCCCAACTTCCAACCTAAATGAGTCTCTATTACAAGGTAGAGTGTATAAGGCAACAGGATATCCTTCGTGTTTGATTGCTCTATTTGCGGCCCAAGAGGCGTTTACACTTCTGGTATACAACATCAATCTGACAGTTTTACTGTTTACTCTGCCGAGCATAATTTTATTTGCAAGATCGTCTGATTGAACTATAGAAGTTTTGTAGTCAATAATAGTCATTATGGACACCTCCATTCCCACTCTCTTTGTCTACCAGGCCTATACTCTTTTATACAGAAGTCAAAGTGATATCCAGGACACCCTTCCCCATAAGGGGGACTACATCCACCCTGCCATGGGGGGCCACAAGAACCTGCAAATGGAACTTGAGACCACGCCGCATACTGTATACCAAGATATTGTTCGTTTATTCTGGTTCCAGTATACCATGCTTGTGAATATCTATGAGCACCCATTGTTTCCCAGTGACTTGAATTATCACCACACTGTGTCAGACACCCACCAAGATTATTTATAATACCACAGTTTCTATCAATGACCAGAACCCAACCTCCACTCGGTGCTCTTAGTGAACCGCCAGTTGTGCTACTACATGCATCCACTACATCTATCTCAACCCCACCACAGGCAGAACCGTCTGTATAAACTGTTACTGATTTACCTGTAGTCGTTAGTATTTTAGTGGTGAATGACTGGTCTAACCAGAACCCTGTCCCATCAACTGTCCAGAAGTATTGAGCAAGTCCACCCTCTACAGAAACTACCGCTGAGTTACTTACGGCTATTGTCTCTGGGTTACCCTCGGCCCATTCTAATGTCTCGGCAGTTGCACAATCACAACAAGGATACACTTGTTCAAATATTATAGGACAGTTCTCTCTACTGCATAAGTCAGCAGCAGAAGTATAAGGTATAGTCCAAGACCCGTCCTCATTTCTCGTAGGAGTTCCAAAAGTTCCGCCCGCTTCATCAAACATAAAATCAGAGTTACAATCTAATCCAAAGTATTCCTGTGACTCTTCATTGTTTATTATTAGTTCGTAAGTAGTGCCAGGGTCTATACCAATCTCTGGTATTCCTGATACTCCTGTATCAACATAACCTTCACTGTGGTGTGGACACACAGGTGCTCTAAACACTCTCTGTGCGTATTGTATTTTGTATTCATTACCTGTGTCCAACCAACTCTTTCTGGTGAAATCGTAGTTATTGACAAGATCGGGGCCAGCAGTAAATGTTTCCATACCACTAACAGTGGCGTCTGCTCTTATTAGTTTCAGTCCAAACGACCCGTCGGAGGTGGGTTTCAATATACCACCTATGTGACTTAGTATAGTATCTATGTATGTTTCAGCAGTTTGATACTGAGAGAACAACATACTTATTCCTCTCTCTTCCTGTTTCAATGTTTCAGACGCACCACTGAATGTGGTAGCATCCAGGAATGTATCAGACAATCCCGTCATTGTTTCCAGGATATACCATACAGCATGAGCAGGGTTATAGTCATACTCATTTATAGTTTCTATACCAGCGGTTCCAATTAGTGCTGGTATCTCAGGGGATTTCTTTAGGATATACTTCATAGTTGGTGATCTGTTATAATCACCTATCTTACAATCATTATAGAAAAACCAACATTGGTTTCTGTATGGTGTGTTCAATGTATCGTCTTCTAAGTTCGCACCTATTGTAGAGTTTGCTACATGGTCATCTGTTCCAAAGTAAACGGTTACCGCACCCATATCGTCTAAGGTAATGGTTTCTTGGCCGCCACTTATTGTTGGTCTGTTTAGTTCGCCTTCCCATACTACATCATCATTAGCATATATTGTATAGATAGTATCAACAGGCCCAAGACAAACTACCTCGGCCCATGTTAGGAAGTATTGATGTCCTGTCACAACTGTCTGTGAACCGCCACCACCCTTACCACCAGTCTCAACTTCTTCGGTGATTTCTTCAGACCTATCGCAACAATACCATACTATATTACCTAATAGTTTAGTAGTTCCTAACACATCAGGAAGCACCATACCTTCTTCTGCTGTAGTAACGGCCAAAGCACCTATTGCCGGTTGTCCAGCTTGATTCATGTCTGGAGTCAGTGGGTCTATCATAGCACCTATACCATATCCAATAGTAAATCCTACCCATGCGCCGTAAGGGCCTCCAAGGAAGAAACCAGCTATTGCACCAACCGCACCACCTATTATACTTCCTACACTCATGTCTTATACCCCTAACTGTTCTATTATTTCTTGCACCGTCTCTGTGCCAAACTCTTCTACAAATTTACAGTCATCTTCAAGACAGAACCATTGATGATTATACTCTTTGATATTCTCTCCAACACTACCAAGGTTCAGTGGTTTACCACATTCAGGACACTTTCTTACCTTCTTACGCCACCTATCTTTTGCCGCCTTTGTCTTTTTTTCGTGTGCCTTCTCTTCCAACATAACTCTGTGTTTGTGTTCTTCTACATATTCCACAACCTCATCTACTGATATATCACTGTCGTTTATATGTTTTATAAAAGCGGCAAAGTCCTGTAGTCCTCCGAACTTTACTTTCTTGTCGTATTCCCACGCTCCTGTCATCTTTTCTATCTCATTGAATCTTGTTTTTTTCATAATGTCTCCTATTCGTTGAGTAACCTCAGTGCGAATTTTAGTTTCCCTGTCACTACGGAGTTATTTATCTCTTCTTTTATTACCCCTATATTAGTTATGGCGTGGTATAAATAACCATCAAAGAAAACCGAAGTGTGTGAGGCCGCTTTACCAAAGTGGGAAAGCACTAAGTCCCCATTCATCAAGTTATCAATCGGGACTTGCTCCACTGGAACAGTAGATATTATCTTCTCAAACAACTTCTGTCTTGTATTATGTAGATGCCAGTCCGGTGAATAATCTGGAACATCACTCAAAGCAAACTCAATTATATCCATCTCATCATACACCTTGGCCACGAAATGTATACAGTCAGCACCCTGTCCTTTGACGCCTGTTCTGTGTCTGAAAGGTGTGCCTAACCATTCGTCAAGAATCTTCTTCAATCTTTCTTGGTTCTTCTTGTCCTCGAAATAATACTTCATTATACCCTCCTAATATCTCATTGCAGGATTGTCAAGTGGTATATAAGGATGTCCGAAAAAGTTATTGACATTATTGAACCTGTCCCTACAGGTCTCTATCTTCAGATCACATCCAGCATAAACCGTCACTGTCTGTCCTGCTGTTAGTCCTATAATCTTATATGTTAGTGTAATAGTATCATCTATGTGTGATGCTATAGTTCTTAGATTACTGTCCCAAGACAGGTAACCCAATGCCAAATAGTTGTCTGACGCACCAGAGATGGTTGCAAAGTCACCACTTGTTATTTCAAGGCCGTCATCACTAACCCCTGACGCCGTTACAACATGTGTGTAAGTAGGTTTGTCTGCTGTGCAGTATCCGTCATACAATGTATTATTACACGCAGGTTGGAATCTATACTTTGGTATCTGTTGTTTGAAATACCATTCAAAACCAACGCACTCTGCTTGTCCTACATTACCTCTGATTTTGACAGACTTTATTTGTCCTGTGAATAGGACATTTGCCTCTAACGGACTCTGGTCTCTGTGTAGTTTCATAATCTGTATCCACAACATCTCTACTGGATTCTGGACTATGAAATCAATTACGGGATCGGTAATAAATGCGGCTTGAACATTTACTGTAGTGACCGACAAATCAGAGTTGTAAGTAATCTCATTTCTTTTTATTGTCGCTGGGGTATAGACATTGCCACCAAAGGTTAGTGCCACATCACCACTTGTGTAATACCAATGTTCGTCTCCCCCATCTCTATAGATATGATATAACTCTACAGGTTGTCTGGTTCGTGCCTCTTCCTCGTCTATGAAGTCCTGTGTTACATTTTTAGTCACGGTGTCTCCTCCACAACTCCCATAAAACTAATGTCAGTTCGTGCGGTCACATTGTTGGGATGAAAATCTATCTCTAACTCGTCTATGTCGAACCGACTGAAGTTCAGAAAACTAATGTAGGCGTCGGCGTAGTCAGTTATAGCAGTGCCTATGGAACTCTCTATTGTCACAGTAGTAGAACTTGATCCTATTATCTTTCTACATACATATGATTTATCAGGTAGTTGTATGTATAGGTGTCTACCCACTAAGTCATTGGCAAACCATATACCATTGTAATCTATATCTTCTACATTCAACACCACACCACTTGAGGTCACGGCAGAGGTTAGGACTAAGTCCTTGTTCCATGAAGGCATCCAGAAGGTGTCCAGTCTTCCCTTTTTATTGTCAAAGAAATCATACAAGTCACTGATGTCTTCCTTGGTGTTGTAAATGAAACTTGCCTTGGTAGGCATGTCTGTTTGGTCACTTGCATAATAAGTTTCTATATCACCTAATCCATAGTATTGTGTTAGTTCATATGGCCTATAGAAATTATATTCTATAGGACTGTTAGGTGCCTTGTCAAATACATCATATCCTGAATAGGTAGTCACTGAGGTGGAAGGCACACTGTAGGTAAATGTGTTCTGTGATTCATATGCCTCCATTGCTGTTAGGGTGAATGTTTCAAAAGACCTCACCTTTCTATTGACTACTTGTGCCGGGTTTATCCTGCACTCCCACAAAGGTATTACATAACTACCAGTAGTCCATGTTGAGACCAGTGTTCCTGACACAACAACTGTGTTGGAAGTAGTCCCACTTATTGTGACTGCCTCATATGAAGTCCAGTCATCTGCGTCTATAACTATTGCTTGTCTATCGTCTTGGAAATGTCTATAATCTGCCTCACTCACGGATAGGGTAGAAGTCCCACCGCTGGCAGTAGTCGTTAGTGTTGTGTAATCTGACCACACAGGCACGGCCCATAGATCAGTTATGTTATGGAATAGATTGGCCTTCAACCACATTGATTTTTTGTGATTGTCAAAACCATAAGAAGTGGTAAGGCCGAGGCTGGGATAGGTTCTTATGGCAGATCTCTTCTCACTGCCGTTCAAACTTTTCTGTATTGTAGTCCTCCACACATGACTCACCTTCTGTGTAGAGGGTTGTATAGTAAGGTATGCCGTCATTATCTCACCATCCTTCTAACTTGTCCTGCCTTTTGTCCTATCACATTGAGTATTGCATTTTGTCCTCTTGACGATGCGATGTAGGCATCCATCATAGCTGGGTCTGTAAGGTTGGCAATGTTCACTTCAATCGGAGCGGCCTCCACGGTTTCTTGGTTGGACTTGATACTACCTGCACCACTTGGAACAAATAGTTCTGGGCCTCTCTCTCCAACAAGATATGGTTTACCCCCAGACACAGGCCCACCCCCGGCCTTGGCAGCGGTGCTTGCAATGCTGGCTATAATACCAGCCCATCCTGTGCCACCACCCATACCGCCTAAAGATTTTAGTCCGTTTAGTATTAGTTGCTTGACTATTATTTGTCCTAACCATTTGACCACATTTTTTGCGTAATCAGCGAAGGCCTCTTTGGCCGTCTTAGTCCCGTCTATAAAATCCTCAAAGGCATTGGTTAGGTTGTTGGCCATAACATTATTTATCTGTTCACCAATCTGAACCATGGTCTCACCCCAAGAATCCACCTTCTCCATCGACAACCCTACGCCGTATAAGAACTGTTGCACCCAAGTTCCGTTCTCAACCATAATATCTCTCTGGATTGCTCTTATCCTTTGCATGATGTCTTCCATGTCTTCGTATTCTTCGACAGGAGGTGTGCTGGTTCTAACATCCTTCACAAACCCTTCGGCAAACTCTTTTACTTTATCCAACTGCTCTTGTGGTATTTCTACTGATGTTATTTCGGCTTCTACCTTGACTTTGTATTTAGTAACCCCTGGGGAATGGGCCTTGCTCAAATCATCTAACAAACCCATACCGACATCCCACATTCTTTCTCTTTCTTCTTCGTAGTGCTCCCTTGTCATTGTAAGTTCTTTTCTTAGTTCAGCACCCATCTTGTTTATAGGTAGTGTGATTTTAGAAGTATCTATACCAAGTTTGTCTTTTAGGAAATCTGGGACTTTGTTCTTGATATAGTTTACGGTTTTTGCCCAAGCCGTTTTGATCTCGTGGAATGCATCTATAAAAGTCAGTTTGAGACTTTTACCAAACCCGGCGAATGTAAATTTCAAGGCCATGAAACCTTGATCTAAAACCGTAATCCATACAACAGACATTTTTTCTATAAACTGAAATACTTTGACCAACCCTTTACCAATCGTTACCTTCAGGTTTTCAAATGTTGCACCCCATGTTTGGAATGTTTCTGATGTGCTCTTGGCATTGACATCGAGTTGTTTGACTAACACAGCACCCTTCCTAATAGTTTCATTTAGAAAAGCCTGCTTCCTGTCGTAGTCACTAAGTTGTTTGACAGTCTTCTTTAGTTGTTTAGCATACCTTTTATTGGCTTCCCCTACATTGACTATAATACCCAAGTTGTCAAGAATCATCCTGGATTGTCTACCAACCGCCATTGCTATATCACCAAATGCCTCTGATACTTCTTGGCCAGTTAGTCTCGCAGTTGCTCTTGCAATCCCCATCAACTCCGCAAGTCTGCTTGGGTCGATACCCAGCATCATTGCAGTTCCAGCCTTCTGTATCAATACCATCTCACTAACTGTGCCGCCGGAAAGTCGTTTCAAATCGGCAAGTATTTTGTCCGCATCATGTCCCATACTTGTCGCCATGTTTCTGAACGCAACCTGTTGTTGCATGGCGTCCGCACCCATCTTAGTCCAATCCACAGCGACCTTGACTGCTACGGCTACCGCTAAGAACTTCAACCAAGCCGCCTTCACGGCTACTATATTATCCTTCACGCTGCCAGTCATTCTGAAACTTTTATTCAGTGCTTTAGTCTCACCGGTAACTTGCTTTATCGTCTTTCCCAGGCCGCCAAAATCTCTGTTGAGGTCGTTGACTTTCTGCCGGGTGGCTTGTATGCCTGCTGCCGTCACCTTCATTTCTTTACCAAAAACCTTTGACTGAAACTTTCCACCTACACCAGCCTCAGTCATTCTTTCCAGACCTCTGGCATTCAGATTTATTGTTTCTCTAACGGTTCTGAGTTCCCCAGATGTAGTTCGTATAATGGTGTTCAGTGTTCTGGCTTCTTTTGAACCCTCTGCAAATCCTTTTGATATTCTACCAGCCGACTGTGCTAAAGACCCTGCCGCACCAATCTGTGCAACAGAGGCAAGTCCAAAACCTCCACCACCACCGCCAGCATCTCCAAGACCCCCGCCTTTCCGTCTACCCAGATTCTGCATAGACTTTGAGGCATTATCAATACTGGTTTTGTATCTCTTGGCGCCGTTTATCATGCTCTTGAATACTCTGTTGGATCTTGACCCCAGAGTTCTCATGCCTGCATTTATAGATGTTACAGCACCCCTAATAGAGGTTCGCATACTTCTACCGAGTTTGGCCGAACTGCTTTGGACATTCTTGAACACCCGCTCAGTATTCTTACCTATCTTCTTGACTTCCCTGGAGGCCTTGTCATTTGCTATTACATCAATTTGTATTTTCTTTGCCATGAGGTTTTTCCTTGTTAGAGGTTTTTAGTGCTGTAATCAAGTATAGAGACAACTTCCTAATGTATTCAGGCCTGTTGTGTGCATCTACCCAATCCTCACTGTCAAGTGCCATCTGTATGCCTTGAGCAGAAATACCACCCATACCGTCCGTAAGTATACCACTGTATCTTTCCACCAGGGATACTATAGGATAGTTCTCTACCATGAGTGTGGGTTTTAGTTTCTTGAAGGGACATTTATTGCAATCAACTTTCCTATCTTGCAATTTCGCATTCTTCTTACAAGTAGGACAGTCCAGGTTATTGGGATTATAAGCCCACTTCGCCCAGTCCGTTAGTTTTTTGACTCCTTATCCTCCCCACCCATCTTACTATTGATAATACCCATAACAAACTCTCTAAGGTCAGGACAGTGATCGAACACATACTGCTTCCACTTGTCGTTGCAAGCAAAAGGTTTGCCATCCTCGCCTTCAAGACCTTTCCAATCTACAACACAATATCTGAACATCTTTAGGGTATGGGTCATCATCTCTTCAAACCCTTCGCCTATCTCGCTAAGTAGGGTCAAAGGATAGGGTCTCAGTCTGAAACTGGCCCCATCCTCCCAGTCCACCCAACTTCCCTCGTTTAGTGTAGTATCTATCCTCATTTGTAATCCTCCCATTATTCAATTTTTATTACGGTGTTAGTGCCAGTGTGCTTGTCCCATTGTAGTTGTAGGTTACCCTAACAACATCTTCAGGATCAGTCGAAATGGACTGACTTGTAATGTATACATCGCCCTCGTAATATGTGGTCGCTGCATCCATATAAAATCTAACTCCTGATACCAGTGTGTTGTTGATCTGTGCTTGCCTAAGAGCAATCTGACCATTGGTGTCGGCCTCGTCATAAATACCTTCAAAGGAACCACTCCATTTGTTGACACCAAGACCATGTGTGATGCTCCATGTGTCTCCAAACACTGGCTGTTCAATGGGATTAGACTCTAAGTCAATAGTCCAGTTATACAGGTCTTCCACCGTATTTGCACCGGCGTCCAACTTTATACTTGCGTTTCTTCCATGAAGTGCCATATCTTTCGTCTCCTATTATATTTGATTTTCGTAATGTATGTTTATCTCGTAGATGAACATACTCACTGGTTGGGTGACTCCACCCTCCAGTAACTCTAAATCTTGTAGTATCACCCATCTCGCATCATTGGTAAAATCATGCAAGAAGAATTTTTCTACATCTTCTACTAAGTCGTGGATTGGGTTATAGTCAGCAGTCCGCGAACTGTATGCGTCTGTGTCTTCATAACCATATATCCAGACCACGAGGTTTCTTACTTTGTCGTTCAAAAACTCTTGCTGCAAGACCTCGTCTCTTATCAGCACATAACATAAAACCGGATAGTAATCAAACGACTTACTATCAAGAACACCCCTACAAACCTCGACCGGTTTAGTTTTGTATGCGTATCCCTCTGTGCTTTCGTTACCTGGTTTTATAGTATTCTCTATTTCAGTTTTGATTGCTTCTAATATATCGTTTCTCGTGCTCATCCTCTATTCACCTCGTCTACAATTGATTTTTCTATTATCGCAGATATCTTGACAAGGTTGTCGTTGACAGCTGGATATAGATAAGGTCTGGCCGGTATAACAGATTGTTTAGTATACACATCTTTGCCGTCGTCTCCTACAAACTTCAAGAACATACTCACCTTGGGAGTAATGACCCCACCTTTTTCGTGGATGCGTGCATAGACCACATTAGAACCTATAGATCCTATTATAATATTACCACTACTTTTTACCGAGTGCTTGATTGATCTTTGTAAATGACCAGTCTTTGTCTGTAAATGACCAGAGGTGTTGAAAGATTTCTTGGCCTCACCTTCCGCAAACAACATTGCCTTTTCCATACCAACAGTGATGCCTGCTCTTACATACTTCGCCATGTCCGTTACTTCTTTCAAACCACCTTTGGGGATTTTCAGTTCGAGTGCTATCACAGAACATCCTTCCTTTTATACTTGTCCATTATTATCTGGTTGTGTGGTAAAAAGTCATGTTGTAGAAAGACATTGGTTCCATCCTCCATAGTTTTGCTATAGATATTTATGTCTCTCTTCTTATGGAACCGCCTTGCAGTTTCCTCAATACATGCCATTTTCAAATCCGCAGGGGTGGATGAATACCCGGCGGTGTATATTACTTTGACATTCTGATTGAACTTGTTGAACACTAAGTTGTTCATGACAAGACCTCTACCGTCGTTCCGTGTTCGATAACTGGTAGATGCGATTAGTGTAGACGAACCCCAACTCCAATCAGTATCGTCCCATACACCAGACACAGTTGTAATAGGATACCTATCTAAGAACAGATGTTTGGTTCCGTCACCGTCATAGTATTCAGTATCTTCCCTACTAAGTATCTTCCTATCCATGTAGGTTTCCATACCGACAGACACAGCGTCTATCATAAGTTCCATATTACCGTCTTCAACATCATCTGATACATCCCTTGAACCTAACATGAAGTTCTTGACTTCGGCCAGGGTGCAGAAACTATAGTCATCTACAGGCATTGTATTGCCTCCTATTTATTTACTATTCTTGAAACAATCACTAACTCGGTGGAACCACACTTCTCGCACACCTTCGTGCCGTCTTGGTGGTGAACACCGCATTCCTTACATACATATATTTTGTAGTTATTCACTTTATACTCCGTCGATTTTATTTATATTTGTTCGCATCAAATCATTCCATTTTCGTACCACTTCTTTAGTATTGCCTATAAGAATCCAAGGCTCGCACACAGTTATTAGACATGCAAAAGACCTATCAACTCTATCAAGAACACATCCATTAGGTGTAAGAAATCCGTCGGTCTCGTTGAATAGTCCCGCATAAAAATCTATTTTGTCAGGCGGGAAACCTTCCCTAAAGTATCCAACACCATTACTACAATCCTCACAACATATAGCAACAACGCCTCGTCTACATCCATTACCATTGAACCGACAATCAAACACCAAGTCATCAGTCCACGCTTTTGCATCTATCAATGCTTGAGACCACTCTGCTGTTCTAACTCTTGGTCGTTGTAAGAAATCTTCTGTATTCATTTTACTCTTTGTTTACACTACTCACAGATTTCACATTAGTTATAAGCACTGTGTTTATTTTACCTACATTATTTATACTGACACCATCTACACTACCTATGTATGTTGGTGGTGGTTCTGGTTCTTCACCAGCAGTATACTCTATGTAAATACTCATCCGCTGTTGGTCATCTTGTTCAACAACTCCTAAATCTGTAGGAGTATCTATACTATTAGTAGCATCATATCCATTCTGACCTCCGCCAGCATCAGTATCATATGAGATCAGAGAACGATAAAGGGAACCTGCCTGTGTTTGTATAACACCTAACCAGTAGTCTCCCGCACTTATACCAGAGCCATCCAAAAGAGGTGAATCATACCACTCCGGCGTCTCAGCAAGCCAGGACATCTCAATCTTATTTCCGTAATCTAAAAGTGTTCTACCTCCATCATCATTCCATATCAACGCCCTTGTATAGACCGATCTCGGTTTTGTCCTCTCAGTACTTCCATAGAAGTATATGGTGTCAAGCGATTCAGCGTCTTCAGACAATGTAAATTTCCAGGCGTGTGCGTCGTCTTCGGTATTGTAAACAAATGATCCACCTTCACCAGTTTCGCCAAAGGTAGGATCAACAGTCACGGGATAGACCGCATTGTCTAAGAAATCTTGAGGTATAGTTATAGTCATTACATCACTTATATTTAATTCACACCATACTTCAGTCCCATTGTCATCTGTTGCATAAGGTCTATAGATATGGAGTGCTTTACCTGTCGTATACTTGTTGTTTGTTTTAGAGTTATGGTATACTGCATAAGAACCTATTACATTATCAGGTCTGAAGCAAACTTCTACTTCAACACCAGAAACTGTATCATAGCGTTGTTCGTCAGTCAGTGCTGGTTGATAGAGAAAGTCAAAACCTTTGGTCTCTATAGTGAATGTCAGAACATTTGATTTAGGTTTCTCTTTCAACACCACATCAAATTCATAAGCACCATCTCCGCATCCATCATAGTCAGATATGTAATAGAAGTTAGTTTCTTTCTTACCATCAGCAGACGTCCACGTTACAGCATCATCCAACGATTCCATAGAGGAACCAGAGATATCCTCATCA